TTCCCATTAACTGGAGACTCTTCTAATAGCAATGCTAGTGTACAAGAAGCTGCTACTGCATTATATGAAAAAGTTTTATCTCTAAATGTCTCTGATGATATTAAAGACAAAGCTAAATCATTAGTTGAGGCGGATGAAGCTTTCAAACAAATAAACAAAGATAAAAAGAAAGACAATACAAAGTCTAAGAAAGAAGATAAAGACTCAAACCCTAGCAAGATGAAAGAAGCATTGTTGATGGAAAGAGCAATGATGAAAGTTGCTCAACCACCCACTGATCTTGAAGGCCAAGAGGAAATCATTACAGAAGCTAAGGTTATGAAGCTTGCTTCTGATAATGAAGATGGCTCAGTATGGAATGTAAGGATGATTGTCTCTGGACATACACAATCAGGAAGGTATTTTCCAGATAGTGTACTCCAAGAAGCAATGCCTCTATTTGAGGGTACTCGTTCTTACGTTAACCATCCAGCCGAAGATTATAATGGTGGAGATAGGCCAATAAATTCTTTAGTAGGGTGGTACGAGAATGTCACACTTAAGGAGGGTGATGGACTTTACGCTGATTGGCATATCCTAACTAATTCTGGAGTGCCTTGGTTAAAGCCACTTCTGCTAGAACTTTCAGATGAAGGTAAACTAGACTTAATTGGACTATCACTATTAGGTTTAGGTAAAAACTCCTTTAAAAAGGTAGATGGTAAAACAGTTAAATATAGTGAAGGAATAAGTTATGTTAGGTCTGTTGACCTTGTAGATATTCCTGGTGCTGGTGGAAAGGTTATTGAAAATCTAAAGGAATCAGATGATAATAAAGTTAGGAGCGAACTAATGGAAATAGAAGGACTGACTATTGAGGAGCTTAAAGAAGCTAATCCTACATTGTACGAGGAGATTCTGAAACTAAATGCACCTGCTGAGAAGGTGGAAGATCCTCCTGAAAAAGTAGAAATGATTAATAACTCTAATCCTAATCGATATGAGGAACTAGAGGAAAAGATCCGTCGGTTAGATATTAGGGAGAGTAATAGTATTCTTTCTGAAGTGCTACGCGAGTCTAATCTTCCTCAGCCTATGAAGGATGCTGTTGTCAAGCAGTATGGAGATACTGTATTTAAGCAAGCTGATCTTGATGCTACTGTAGAAATGTATCGAGAGTCTGCTTCGATGGTTGCTGGATATAACTCTGGTGGTCGACTAGCGCAACCTGAAAATAGTTTCGTTCTTCCTGCTACTCATCAAATCATTGATAGTGATGAGAGAATGCAGGCTGCAATGGACGTATTGTTTGGTCTGGAAGTAGATGAGAAATTCTCTGATGTGCCACGGTTGCATGGTATCAGAGAAGCATATGTTGCTGTAACTGATGATTGGGAGTTCAATTGGGGTTCTGTTCCTCTAGATCAGAGAATTCGTGAAGGTGCTGGTAGTACACCTACTGCTTCCAAGATTACTGGTGGTTCTACTGTAACCTTTGCTAATGTTCTAGGTACTTCTATGAACAGGCGCTTGATTAAACAATATCAGCGTCAGAATATGTGGTGGGAGCCATTTACTACCATTATCAGTCTAAATGACTTGAAACAGCAAGATAGAAACCGTCTGGAGTCTCTTGGTGCTTTGAGTGAACGTACTACTGCTGGTGCAGAGTATGCAGAACTGACTTGGGCTGAATTCCAGCATACCTACACACCTACTGAGTATGGTAATCTACTTACTGTTGCTCAAAGGGCTATTGTAGACGATGACCTTGGTGCTTTGACTCGTACCTCTGATGAAATGGGTCGTTCTGCTGGTATTACTCTTAATGAGTATGTAGATAACCTGTTTACTCAAAATTCTGGTGATGGCCCTGTTTTCATTGATGTTGACCAAGCTGGTAACACTGAATCAGCTTCAGAAAATGTTTTCCAAGGTAGTGGTACTGCTGAGCATAACAACCGTATCACTTCTGCCTTGAATAGAACATCATTTAATGATGCTGCTAACAGAATCCGTACCATGCGTGATAAATCTTCAAAGCGTATTGGTTTGGAAGAACGATTCCTTTTGGTTCCTGTTGAACTACGTGAAGTAGCACTCCAATTGCAGCGTTCATCTTCTGTACCTGACTCTGCTAACAATGCTGTTAATATTTTTTCTGGAACCTTCCAGACTATTGTTGTACCTCAGTTTACTGATGTTAATAACTGGTATTTGATGTCTAGTCCTGAACAGGTAGAAATGATAGAGATGGGTTTCTTGAATGGACGTAGAGACCCTGAATTGTTCGTTCAAAGTGACCCAACAGCAGGTATGCACTTCACTCATGATGTGATAGCGTACAAGATTCGCCACCGTTATGGTGGAGGCTGGATTGACTATCGTGGCTCGGTTGCTTCTATAGTATAAGTCTAACTGAATGGGTGTAGGAGTAATGCTTGCTTGAGCGCCGTTATTCCTACACCTTATTTTAAGGAGGAGAAGTATGGCAACTCCAGTTGGTGAAATGCAACATGAGAATGAAGGTATGGAGGATGAATATCATGCTCAAGTTGTTTTAGTTATTGATTCAGAAGAAGGCAAAAGAGAATACCGTTATCAGAACTATGACCTTGCTGGTAACATGACAAAGAGAGTAGGATACTCTAGCGGAATAAAGATATGGAATAGTGGTAGTACAGGGCAAGGTGATACGATGGGAACCTTGACTTTTAAAGAAAAGACTACCTTGACTAAATATCTACTAGCAAATGAAATTACGCATGATAATTTCAAGGAGGTTGAGTAAAAATGAGTCTGACTAACTTTCCAAATGGCATTTCTGTTTTAGGAATGCCAATGATAGGCAACGGCCCTATATTTTCTACAGGTGATTTCTACTTTGTAGACTCTGTAAATGGGTCTGATACAAATGATGGCAAGGATAAAGATCGTGCCTTGGCCACACTTGATGTTGCAGTTGGTAAGTGTACTGCTAATCAAGGTGACCATATTATTGTAATGCCAAATCATGCTGAGACTCTAGCTAGTGCTGGTGCTCTTGACTTAGATGTAGCTGGTATTACAGTTATTGGTATGGGTCGTGGTGAGCAAAGACCAACTGTTACTCTTGCTACACTTACAGCTGCTGATATTGACATTGATGCGGCTGACATTACTATAAAGAATATACTATTTACTTCTACTATTGACAGTTTAACTGCCTTATTTGATATTAACTCTACTGACTTTACATTAGAAGATGTTGAATTTAGAGAAGATGGCTCTGCTCAGTGTTTGATCTTTGCTGATGTAGATGGTGGTACTGCAAATGCTTGTGACCGTGCTACTTTTAGACGTGTCACGATTAACATGCAAACTGCTGGAGCAAATAGTGGTATTAAACTAACTGAAGTACAAGATCAAGTATTAATTGACGATTGCCATATCTATGGTGACTTTTCTGATGCTGGAATCCATAATCCTTCTGGCAAAGTTTGTACTAATCTTACCCTTAAAGACAATTTTGTAAGAAATCTCCAAACTGGAGATCATGCTGTCGAGCTAGTTTCAGCTTGTACTGGCCAGGCAGTAGGTAACAGGCTTGTTGGAGATACACTAGGTACAATTTTTGACCCAGGCTCTTTATTCTGTGTAGACAATGAGGAAACTGATGCAATTGACCAAGCTTCTGTTCATTCACCAAGAACTCCTGCCTCCGGTAATGGCCCTGCTGCTAATAAAGATGTATATGATGCTATAGGCTTTGATGGTACTGCTGTTGTAGCGGCTTCTGCTGGTATGTTAAGGACTATGCAGGGCACTACATTTATTATAAAGAAAGCATTAACTTCATCTGCTATTACTACAGGTGGAGTGGATGTAACTGGGACTTCTTCAGTTGGAGAGATCCTTATTGAAGACTTTGTAATGCAATGTGATGGTACTGGACTTGCTGCTGGCACACTGTTTACGATGGAAGTAGACAATGCTGCTGGTTCTGAGACCTTCTGTGAAGATAGTGTGAGCACAATGGGTTCTACTATTGTCATGGACAAAAAGACAGCAGACAAGGGTAGGAGCGTAGTAATGGAATCTGGCAAGAAAGTAACAGCTAAATGTACATCATCTAGTTGTACTGGTGCAGGAGTAGTTAACGTCTATCTCCTGTGCCGACGGTTGGCTGACAACGCTACTTTGGCTGCTGCATAAAGTGGAGGTTTTCCTCTACAAACTCGAAGGGTGTGATGCTTGTGATAAGGCAAGAGAATTGCTAGAATCACAAGGTCACACCATTAGAGAAATAATGATTGACAATCCATTATTAATGATTGGTGTCCAATTACTTTTCAAAGATAGTAGAGTTCATGCTCCAGTAGTGGTTATTCCTGATGTCGGTATGTACATCTTAAATACTGAAGGAACTCAACTATTTAGAATTGCTAATTTAAAACCAGAGATTAATGAGTCTGAAGTAATAGAGGTTCCGGTATAATTAAATGATACAAGATGTTAAACTTGTAGATGTAAATGGTAATCCACTAGTAAGTTTAACTGGAGAAGTATAAAATGCACAGAAATCATTTTCTGGCCTATAATCCATCTAAATGACCTAGAACACAGGAAATCCGGGTTATGGGCCTAGAAATGTCTGAAAAAACGTTTTTACGGGTTCTGGCAAACCATTCAATCCCCCAGGCAGGTTAAATTGGCCTTACTAGAAGCATATATAGAAAGTGTTAGGGTTATGGTTAGAGAAGCTAATTCTCCTAACTATGATTCTGGTGTTAATGTATATGAAGATTTCGTTCGTAGAGCACTTCGTAAGTATTCTATAGATAAGCCATTAATTAAGTCTGCTTCTATAACTGGTACTAGTAGTGAATACTTTATAGTAAATACTACTAATCTACCTGATTTCGTAGAGTATTGGAGTTCCATTGAATCTATAGAAGCCAAGGCACCTACAGTTGCAAGCAATGAAGACCCAAGATACATACAGAGGGATGAATGGGAATATTATAGAAACTCAACTGCTTTATATGTTCACTTTATAGGTTACTGTCCTTCATCTAGTGATACTATATCGGTAACTTATACAGTACCACACACCATTAATAATCTTGATAGCGAAACTGCTGATAGTGTACCAAGTATAGACTCTGAGGCTGTAGTATTATGGGCTTCTAACTTAGCTTGTATGATGCTGGCCTCTAGATTTGCTGGTACATCTGACCCTACATTAAGAGCAGATGTAGTTAATTATAAAACCAAGTCTTCAGACTATATGAGAGTAGCTAAAGAATATCGTGATGCATATATGGAGTGGATATCTGACCCTATTAAAGGTGCTAGTATCGTAAGAGATATAGACTTTGGTTTTGGTTTTGCTGATAATCAACCATTTCTAACTCATCGTTCATTTAACAATAGATAATGTCTCGTAAGCTAATACAGGCAGAAATCAAGACCATACTTGAAACTGTAACAGATATTGGTCAAGTACATGCTAGCATTCGATGGACAAAGTATGAAGATAAATTTATACAAAACTTTATTGTTGGTATAGAAGACCAAGCAGAGATTCGTACCTGGATGATTTACAGAGTTGAAGGCGGAATGGCCTATGGGCCAAATAACGGAGGATTAGGTACTTCATATCCTGTAACAACACATCAGTCACTTGAAAGATATGACTTTAGAATAGAGGGTTGGGCTTCTTTTACAGATGATGATACAGACAGTAGATTTCAAGATTTAATAGATGCTGTACTAGATAAATTAGAAGCTAACATCTCTTTAAATAACACAGCAAATATGCATGGGCCAGTTAATTATAGTATAGACCATCAATTCTTTGGAGATTACTTTGTACATCATGTAATCTTCAATATGTATGTCTTAGAAACATTTGGTATCACACCATCATAAGGATTAACTATGAGATTATATACACTACAAGGAGAACATCTAACTGTAGATTGCCAGGAGCATGGTCAACATATTATCGCTACTGGATATATTGATTGTGACACTAAAGAAGGTAAGCATTTACTAGATAATTTCTCAGATAGAATTGGAAAAGAACCTAGATTTTTAAACTTTCATGTTTATCCAAAAACTGGTATGCCTGGAGAGTCAATAACAGTCCCAGTAACTGAAGAACCAGTGGAGATAGGTAATCCTTTAGAGGAGGTTAATTAATGGCTGGCACAGATGTTGTTCACTCACATAGACAAGTAGTTCAAGTAGGTGGGCCTCAAACTAATAATTCAATTCATAGCGAGGCTACTGCTAGTCACCTAATACCTGTAACTGCTTTTACTGCTGAAGAGTTAGTTACTCCACTCCTTGATAATGGTCGGCGTGGGCCTCATGCGGCAGACTTTAGGCAACCTGCTGGAGTTAAATTAGTTAATATTACAATTGAAGGAGCTGTCCAATCAGACCCAGGTGTTGCACTTGGGTTTGGAGTGGGTTTATTTCTAAGAAATATATTTGGTGGAGTAGATGTTGCTACTTCATTAACTAACGACTTATGGAATCATGACTTTCAACTGCCTGCTAACCCCGCTATAGAGTATCTTACAATTGAAACAGATAATCAAGTAGCAGCAGGCAATCGAACTTTTGTAGGTTGTAGAGTCCAGGAACTAGTATTTGCTTGGAATGCTGGAGAAGGTATATTAACTTATACTGCTACTTTAACTGGTGCAGATGTTAATATCGGTGCTGTGGCAGATTTGAGTGCTCAAGCAGCAACTATTGAGAGTGCTTTAGAAGGTTGGCTTCCAGAAGTAGCCTTTGATGCTGCCTACAATCCTGGCACAATTGAGTTCTCTAAGTTAATCAGTGCTGAGTGGACTTTATCAAGACCAGTAGGAGTTTTATATACTGGGCAAAATACTCAAACTGCTGAACAAATTATGCTTGGCCCATTATCTTGTACAGTAGCTATGGTAATGGACTTTGATAATACTGTAGAACTAGTAAAGTACAGAGCAGCTTCTGAGGTTAAAATAACAAATGCTTTCGTTAGAAATAGAAGTAGTAATAATTCTACAATAAGACGCTTTATTATTGGTAATAGTACATTTTCTTTGATTGACAGCCCTGTTACAGTAGATATAACGGGTGAACATGCTACTATTGCTTTAGGTGCTAGAGCGTTATATAACACAGATGCTTCTGTAATAGTAACAGATGCTTCTATAACAGGTGATGCTAGTATGAGTCTTAATGCTGGCCCAGTACATGTTAGACTTACTGATTTGAAAACAGCAACTTACACAAGTACTGGTTAAAAGACAATCCCCTAATTTTTTGGGGAGGCAGTTTCTTTGGCGAGGTTACTGCTTCCCCTTAATTTTAAAGCTACTAGTGACAGTTGGCACACTAAATTTTAAAGGAAGAGATATGGATGAACCAAAAATAGAAAGGCAGAAAAACCCTGCTGACAAGTCCTTAACTTTTGAAAATCAGATTGTAGCTGAAAGGTACTTTTCTCATGACTTGAATAGTACATCACACTTTAGTCCTGGCTCTGTCTTAATAGCTACAGTTGGTACTGACTTTACTGGTGAATCTAAAGAAAAGATAATAGCAATGAAGGATTATACTAGAGAAGCTGGTTATGTAGCTCAATATGTAGAGTTCCAAGTATATCATAATACTTTTCCGCAGGCTTCTCATGCGGCAACTCGTAATGCTATTAAAAACGAAGCAAGAATAGGTGGAGTGCAATTTGTATGTATGTTAGATACTGATGTGCTTCCACAAGAAGATATGCTTGCTAAATTACTGGCACATAATGTTTCAATTATTACTCCATATGTTATAGACCCTGCTATTAACTTACAATTAGGAGGTCCAACTAGAGAAATAAACTCAGGTCTATTTGAACAAAGGTGGATACCTCAGTGTTTTCTTTTGTGCAAGACTGCTATATTTAATAATCCAGAGATTCATTTTAGCAGTGATGAAGCTGAAGATGGTTTTGCTCATAGAACAACTCTATATGGCTTAACTCAACAGATTGATACTTCTCAAGTATTAACTTTAGCTAGTCCTCCTGGTAGACCAGACTCTGTAAAATGGGATACTAGAATGGAAAGATTAAAGGAAAGATATGATAGAGAGCCTACACGAAATTGGGTATCTCAAGAAGAATATGACGAAGCTTTATCTAATGATACATATATAGCAGTCTTAGGTGAATCAGAAGATAATAAAATTCTACAACAGCAACAAGTCTCAGAATTTGATGTTACTAAAGTAGCTAAAGAGGATGTGAATGACGGATTATAATAAAGATACTGTTTATCATAAAATGTTAATGGCTAGTAAGGAAGGAGAGGACGGTGTTGACATTATACAAAACCATAATGGAGATTGCTTAAAGAGAATTACATTTAGTAATGATTTAGAGAAAGACAGATACTTTGAACAAGATCATTATAGCTGGCCTCATGCAAGTCCTGGTTCTGTTTATATAGTAGCAGTTGGAAATCGTTGGAAGAGAGATGAAAAAAAAGGAATCGACTGTGAACAATTAGTTAAAGATATGTGTATCTATACTCAAAAGAGAGGATACAAAGTATCATTTGAAGAGTTTCCAGTTTGGTTTGGTGCTTTCCCAAATCCATCGGTAGCATCTGCTCGTGAACATGGAGCAATGAACGCTATTAAAAGTGGTCTACAATTTACATTCTTTATTGATAATGATGCTATGCCTGAACCTAATCTTTTAGTGGATCTTATAGAATTTAACGTACCTATGATAACTCCAATGGTTATGGATAGTAAAAGTGGAGAAATGTTAGGTGGGCCTTTTAGAGAAAAAAACTCTGGAGTATATAATCAGAAGTGGGCTTCTATGTCTGCATTATTGATTAAAACTTCTTTATTGCAATTGCCAGGAGTTAAGTTTGTTGATTCGGATACAGAAGGTATATTCTATGAAAGATTTGCCATATGGGAGCATACTGTACATATAGATACAAGTTCTATTTTACACACTTTAACTCCTCCTACACGTCCAGATAGTATGTCGTATGAAGCTAGAGTAGCAATGAATAAAGAAAGATATAGTCACATCTTTGAGAAACGTGTTCCAATGGATGCAATAGCACAAGAACTATTTGATGAAAAGGAAGAGATAGGTGAAGACCAAGTTAAAACTATTAAGATGTAAATGTTATCTCAATCAGAAATAGTTGACTTACTTAATGGGGATGGATATGATTTAGGGATAAGAACTTTACGATACTGGAGGTCAGTTGGTCTACTTCCAAAATTACAACAAGAAGGCATTCATTATGGTTACGATTTAGAAATTATAAATGATATAAAGGAATTATGTAATAAGTTTAGTAGGTTAATAGGAGATATTATATTCATATATACAATAGAAGGAAACTCTTTTAATGTATATAGATATATAGTAGAGAAACCTAAAGAATATAACGGAAAGTACAGATTGACATTCTATACAAATAAGGGTATAATAATCACAAGGAGAGAAAATTTAGATGAGCTACTCAGATGACCAAACTTTTACATTAGAACAAGTTGGTGCTCCAGATTTGTGGGTAACTTATAGTCGTCCTGGCCTCTTGCCTTACAAAGAAGGTCAAGCATTTATGAGGAAACATAAGTTATTTAATACAAAAGTCATGGCATTAGGTGAAACTGCAACTATGGCTGATGCCTTAAGTAAAGGTGAAGCTGAGTTTGAATGGATTCTTCAATTAATTACAGGTTGGAACTTGGTTTACCATTCTAAACATGAAAAATCTGGAGAACCTTTACCTATACCGTCTGCTGAAGAAGGCATATGGATGGAAATTCCAGGTTACTATATGACTTATATAGTAGCAACAATTCAAAAAGACCCAACTGGCTCTGATTTTTTATCTCAAGGGGTAGCGAGCTTGACCAATACTTTATCGCAGTCGTCAACGGAAGAAAACCAAATCCAGGAAGATTCAGTTGGGTAGGACAAGAGTATTGGGATATCTTTATAGCGGAACAGTTTAATACCACTCCTTGGGATGTAAGAGAGAATATTAGATATTGGGATATTGATAGATTAAGTGCTATGAATGAATCTCGAAACAAAGCATCTAAAATGAAAGATGCACTATCTGATATTAAGTCACAACTATAATGCCTGTTCAATTTACATATAACTTTGAGGATTTAGTAAAACTAAATAGTGGTTTGAGAAGTCTCTTAAACTCAATTCCATCTGCTAAATCTTTGTTATTAAGAAGTATAATGACTAGGTATCGTAATGTTATTCAGAGTGAAATATTAACACAAAATATCAGATATACTGGAACTTATGAACAGAGTGTTAAGATAGAGCAAGGTGGCTCTGATGATGACCCTACTATGTCATTAGTTTTAGACCCAACTGGCCCACAAGCTGCTAGACTTCCGATATATTGGAAAGTTCTAGAGTTTGGTGCTGCACCAAGTCCAAATGTTTTATCTGCTCCAATAGTTGAATGGGCTAATGTTAAGCTTGGAGCTGGTGCAGATGGGTTTAGGATAGCAAATAGCATACGCACTCGTGGTATAAACCCACATCCTATATTAAGTAGCATATTTGTATTAACTCCTCCAGATGGTGAAGTTGCAGGCTTAACATCATTAGCTGAGGCTATTTCAGAAGAAGAGTCTCAAAAGATAATGGATAACTTGGTTAACATTTATACTAATCCAAGAACAGGTCAGATATCTGCTCGTGGGCCTGGTGGAAGATTCATTTCTTTAAAGTAGGTTAATTATGGCTTTTGGCTTATTTAGAATGATGTTTAGTGCAGGTGGTAATGCTGTACCTGTGCTTGAAGAAATGAATACTGCTTCAAGTAAGTTAATTCAAACTTCTTCTCAGTTAGCTCCTTCGCTTAACCGTGTTGGCACTGGAATGGATAGTTTGGTTAATGCAGCTTCTAGAATGTCTCAGTTTAGAGGATTTGAATCTTCTATAGAGCAAATTAATGCTCAGGCTTCCTTTTTACAACGCACTATTTTAGAAGCAGCTTCCGCTCTGAAAACTCTTGGAACAGATGTTACAGGCTTAACAGAAGCAACTGTGCAGTTAACTTCTGAACAAGGTATACTATTGAACTTAGGTTTGAATCTTACTGAAGCAAACAAGTCTACTGCTAAGGCATTCTTTGATGTGGCAGAATCTATTAGGTCAGTAGGAGCAACTGGTCAAATTACATCTGCTAGATTATCATCTTTATCTCAAACATTACAACTGTTTTCTCAAAATACTGGAAGTGCAGCTTCTGCACAAATATCGGATTTATCAAATAGATTAATACAAGCTTCTGCCCAAATGAAAACAGCTGAAGGTGATGCGAGGAGACTTAGTAATTCTAATTTAAGTCTGTCTGATTCCCAACGTTTAGCTCATAATGAAACACAAAAACTAGCTGATTCTTTAACTAGATTTAGCATTATAGGTGGTGCTTCTAGCGGAACAATCCTTAAAATGGCAAATCAATTAGATACTTTGTCTCAAAGTGTCCATCCGAAATTTAGTACCAGTTTAAAAATTACATCTGGTGAACTTATTTCCTTTTCTAATCAATTGCGGATTACAGAGCAAGAGGCTCGAAAAGCTGGAGCCCCCGCAGGTGGCTTTCAAATGATGACAGATGTGAGTGATGGTGCCGCTACTCGTATGCGTCAGCTGTCATCTGCTTCTCAAGGTGCAATGATAGCAATGTCTCTCTTACAGAGAAATGTTACTGGGTTAGCTTTTAGCTTAATCTTTCTACAATTCTCTGGATTCTTAAAGCTGTCACTTGCTGTAGCTGGAGCTTTAGCAGCTGTAGGTGCAATAGGAATTGGCTTCAAGGGATTAATAGCTGAAGGTTTAAGATTGCAATCACTTTCAGATAAATTCTTTATCTTGACTGGTTCTACAGAAGCTTCAGGTTTAGCTCTTGATGCTGCTAGAGTTTTAGTAGAGAAATATGGTTTGAAAATTAATGATCTTACTAAATTTGAATTAGCTGCTTTGATAGAAAAGACAGGGCCATTAAATGAAGAGTTTGATACGTTTGGTAAATTGCTAGCATTAGCAGATGTAGGGTTAGTGAAAGGAGTTAAAAGCTCAGATGAATTAATAGACAAGTTTATTAGTTTACTTGACGAAGGAAAGACTCTTGACCAAATACTTAATGAATTAGGTTTTTCTGCTGAAGAGCTAGATGAACAGTTTGAAAGGTTTGATAAAAGTGAACTTGGTATCAAGAAAAGGCAAATGAATGAGTTAAACAATGCATTTAGAGAAGTAATAAGTGGGCCTGCTGCAAGTGCTGGAAATTGGTGGCAAGGTTTCCAATCAGCATGGATGAAATTAGCTATCGGATTTGTATCACTTGCTGAAGGTGATTGGAAGAAAGGTTTAACAAATATACTTCAAGGTACCGGGGCAATACTTGATGATTTATTCATGGCACCTACTAGAATAATGCACAAAATTGCATTTAATATGTTTCTTAAGCCTTTTATAGAACCTGGAAAGAAAGTTATTGAACTTGTAAAAAATACATTTACAGAGACAATACCGGATCTTTTTGTAAGTGCTATGAGTAAATCAGGTGAAATACTATCAAATGCATGGAGTGCAATGGTTGATGATATAGTAGGTTTTACAAGGTTAGTTCATGCAGCTATTAAAAAGTTATTTGAAGTTACATTAGTAAGGTTATTTAACTTTGCAACCAATAGATTAGGCGGTATTCTCCAAGGTGGATGGAATTTAATGGTTGATGGTATAGTAGGTTTTACTAAGAAGGTTGGTACTGTTTTACTTGAATTTATTGTTGGGAGGTGGAGGGATAGCTTTAATGGATTAGTAAATGTAGCTAAGATGATACTTCCTGACATGTTTAGCTTTGGAGTTCAAATTGTTCAAGGTCTATGGAATGGTGTTAGTGGAAGATGGGGAGATTTTGTCAGATGGTTAACTAGTCAAATTGATATCATACCAGGAGTAATAAAGAATTTCTTTGGTCTTAATTCTCCTTCTAAATTAATGATGGGATTAGGTCAGAATATTACTGAAGGACTTATGATTGGTATGAATAAAGGTTTCACTGGTTCAAGTAGAACCTCTAATAGTATAAGTATTAATGTCAACGTGAGTGGAGGTTTCTCTAACGACCCACAAGTTGCTGGTAGGACAGCAGCAGGAGCTATCTTGAAAGGAATTACTAGGGGTGGAACATTTTCTGGAGCGCCGTTAGTTGCGTAGGAAAACGTTTTTGTGGACGTTTGATACCATGACCGATGGTATCTACCTAAACCTGGGTTGAACCCTATTAAACGGCCTAGAAAAACCATTTTTGGCGGTTCCTAACTAAACATGCAACGGATGTGAAATGGCATTAACATTAACAATAGGAGTACCGGCTACATCCCAGGGAGCTAATAGCCCTGCTTCTTATCTTCCCTATGTTGACTTTTCTACTATTGTAATTCAAAATAGTGTACAGATAGCTGCTGATACTATGGAGTTTACTCTAGTAATTGTAAACCAAGATATAGAAGAACCAGAACCTGGAAATGAAGTAATATTTAAAGATGGATCTACTATAGAATTTGGAGGTGTTTTAACTTCTATTGAAAGGAGATTTGGCGTTGAGAGAAATGTTGTTGAAATACTTTGTACTTGTCAAGACTATGTATATTTTTTAAATCGTAGATTGGTTAATGAGTTTTACGCTTCACAAGCTGCTGGACAAACAGTTAAAGATATCCTCACAGATTTACATGGTAAAAGTGATTCTGATATACATTATTCATTCTTTAAAGATAATGTTGAAAATGTGACTGATGGAGCTATCTTAGCAGCTTTCACATTTGATAAAATAGTACCATCTCAAGCATTTGACATGATAGCTCAATCTACTGGTATGCAATGGTGGATTGATTTTGATAAGAAAGTATATTTTAAAATATTAAATACGTCACAAGCTACACATTTAAATTTACTAACTTTAGATTTAAATAATGATATTACTGAATATTTTGATTGGAAAGAGCTAGAAAGCATTGATGGTGTAGCATCAGAAATAATCTTAAGAGATATAAAACTTCAATCTACTGAATCTGAGACAAATAAGTTTTTAGGTTCTCAGGGTCTTGATCATTTAAGTGAAACTAATAAGATATTCATGCTGCCACGTACTCCATATGGATTTTTAGGTGTTACAAGTGTTTCTAAAGATACTGGAGGAGGAGATGTAAATCAAACATTTAAATATGAAGATGTAGATGGTCAAACTGCTGATGGGACAGGTGGAGCAACAGATGTATTTATATATGTTAAAGACCAAGGATCGTATGTAAGATTTGCATCTGCCAATGCTGTGGCTGATACTGATATAATTAAAGTAACTTATAAATATGTAATAACAGATGATTTAGAAGGTCCTGACTTTGCAGCAGTTGATGAATTAGCACGTCGTACAGGAGGAGATGGAAAACATCAGTTTATGTATTCTCAAACTTCTGGAATGAGATTTAAAAATTTAGATGATGCTGAACATGTTATTCAATTATTAAGAGCAAAAAAGTCTACAATATTAAGGCGTGGCTCATTTTCATCATGGACTAAAGGCTGGCAAGCTGGACAAGTGTTTCAACGCAAATGGGATTCGCACAAACTTCAGTCAGAGTCTATGTTTGTAATCTCTGTGACTAAAATAGTTTTGACTCCAGATACTAGTAATAACTTATCAGACACAATTATTCAAAGCAATATAGTATATTCTAACTTACCTTATGGAATAGCTTTTTAATATGCCTGGAGAAGATGAAATAGAACTTGCAAGGTTGCTAGGTATTCTTTATACTGAGGTGTTTCAAAGAACCGTTAAAGAAGAAAACAAGCCTCTTTCTAAATCATCTCATAAGCAGGATAGAATGACATTAAAAGAAGATTTCTTTACTGTATTAACTACTGCTACTAATAAGACTTTATGGGGACAATCTGGAGTTTCACATCACTTAGCATTAGATAATATACAAGGAGTTTGGAGCGAAGGAGGTAGTTGGGGTTAAATATGAAGATGAATCCTAATAGCAAATTAATGCTTCCGGGTTCTCGTGGTGCAATTAAAGAATCAATGGAACCTAAAGGGTATGTACGTTGGCTTTTAACTGATATAGAAACTGGTGAGCTTAAAAATTCTGGTGGACAAGAGAATATATTAGTTAACAAAACCAGAGAGGAACTAGCTTCAGCTATTACTGGTGGTTCTGTTACTTTTCCTGGATTTATAGGAGTTGGTACAGGTACTACTACTCCTGCTGCTGATGATACTGATCTTGAAACAGTATCTCAGTATAACGGTTCTAATGATGCTAAAGCAGTTGACTCTAAGTCTATTCGATCTCTATATACTGCTAGGTTTGTTGTTCAATTTGCTACTACTGAAGCTAATGCTACAATAAGAGAACTAGCTTTACTTTCAGCTGCTGATTCAGGTAATTTATGGGCAAGGGTAGCAGTTAATATTACTAAAACTTCCTCAGAGCGATTAACAATATATTGGTATATAATATTTGATAGGAGTCTTGACGTGGCTATTAAATCTGGAGCAAGTATTGCTGCCACTGGAACATTCTTTAATAGCACTCCTGTAACATTAACGTTTTCAAGTGCTGTTACAATAGTAATGTTAACTAATAATACAGGAACACAAATATTTTTTAAAATTAATGAGGCATTAGATGGTGCTGATCCTCCAGCTGACTATGATGGTAGGTTAGCAGATGGAGAAAAATTAGAGCTACTTAATGAGGAAATATCTATAACTACAATCAGTGTATGGGGTACTGCTCTTGGTACTGCTGCTGCTCCTGTAAATACCATTGGTTGTGTAGGATGGTAAGTATGACTGATAAAGATGATGGTTTTCTAGAGATAACTATAGAAGAAATGGTAGAACTTATTCGGCAAGGAGAATCTGTAGAAGTTTTATATGAAGAGTGTCCCTTTCCTAAGCCTAATATAATTACTTTGATATGTAAAGATAGTTATTGTAGAGATATAAGAGAATTAAAGCCAATTCTTTCTGCACATTCTTCTACGCAAATACTAATTAGGTCACATGATAAAGACAATGTGATTACTGCATGGAAAGAATTCTTTGTTCATTCTGCAAATATATATATGACTTTTAAGGTAAGTCACAACTCTAATCAAATTACTGTTGAACAGAAAACTGATGAATCTCAGAAATATGAATCAAGTATAGCAGGGAAGGCAATTAATGGGTAGTTCAGATGTGAGTGCTTTAGAAGTTCTAAAATGTACAAGGTGCTCTAAACCTTCTAATCCTCCCTATAAAACCTGTGATTATCACAGGAAACAACAAACTAGTTATTCCAATTGATAACAATGGGTCAAAACATAGAGATAATGATAATAAAGCTTGGAAGATATATAGATGGTTGTTTAATAATAATTTTCCTAATGGTTATCAAGTAATGTGTTGGACTTGTAATATGGCACGTTATCAAAATAAAGGAGTATGTCCTCACAAATCTGGTGTTCATGTTATTATTACTGGAATGGGAGTGAAAGAAGAAATATATCATGGGGAGTAGTGATGTCTCTGCTGGGGACACGATCCTTGCCTCACAACAAAATGATCTTCGTGATGATATAATTCAACAGTTTACTGCTGCTGATGAAGTATTCGTATCTACAGGGAATGATGCTGGTACAGTAAGGACAGCTATTACTCAAGCATTAGCTACTGCTGGTACTTCAACAGTAATAGCAGGATGGACTCCATTAAGAGTTAAACAAGCTATAGATGCTCTTGGAGTCCCTAACAGTATTGATTTCTTAGTAGGAACTGCAACTGGAAACCTATCTTCTGAGATTGTTGCAGGTACAGCACCTGCTGGAGAGCTTGGTGGTACGTGGGCCTCACCAACTGTGGACGGAACCCACTCAGGTTCTGCTCACCACGCTGATGCTCATACCGTTGCTAGTCACAGCGACACCACCGGTACCGGGGCAGAACTTAACACTCTGACTGATGGCTCCAACACATCCTTACATACCCACACCCATACCGTACTTTCACACTCAGATGGGGCTGACGCATGTAAGATTGCTACTGGGTCCTACACCGGAGATGGTTCTACTTCACAGGCAATTACTGGCGTTGGGTTCACTGTCAAGTTCCTTTGGGTATGGCCTAGGGGTACTGCTGAGACCCCCAATATCAACACGTTCGTGACCACTGACACGATAGTTGATGACAATGCATCTGGTCAGTCCTACCGTTGGGGTGGAGGCACCCAGTTCGCTTTCCATGCTCTGATAGCTCTGGGGTCCGATGGGTTCACCGTTGATGATGCAGGGGTAGACGCTGCTCCCAACAAGAATACCGAAGTCTACAACTACCTGGCTATCGGAATCGAGGTTTAAGAGGAGTAAGCAAATGTCAGTTAGCTATGTTTATTATGACCCATCTACAAAGCAAATTGAAGCGTATTTCGAGAGTGCTAAACTTTCTATAAATGCTAATTGTGAAGCAAAGGGTCTTGTTCGTGCTATAGTGCCACCAGGATTTATATGGTCATCACAAGCTGAACGAGATAATAAAATAGAAACCTTTGGTGCTAATGGTGATATTAAAACAGTATCAGTTAGCATAAATGTTGTTCAAGTTGCAGCTAAAGCACCAACGCGCCTTGAAAATTTGCAATGTAAGATAGATGATGATACAGCTACTTTATCTGATGTTAAAGAATACCTTCGATTACGTCCATAACTGGGTAGTGTTCCACGCCTAGACCTACGAAAAAAACGTTTCTAACGCTGTTTCCTGACATAAATAGGCCCGGCTGACCTATGGTTAATCGGGCCAGGTTTGACCCCAGTAAAAACGATTTGGTGACGTTAGACTTTGACTTGTAATTCTATATCTCGTATGAATTGCTGAATGCGTCTTAATACTTGTTTATAACGATCCTCTTGTATTTCTCCTTCTATAAACCTACTCATTTGGTACTCCTAATTGAAAGTGTTTAAATCCCATTTCAATACACTCTTCATGATTAAGCATACCGTATGGGTCTATTATGATACCACCTTTCATATGTTCCGTAAGATTTTCTAAACTTAGTTCAGAGTATTGTTTGTCTGCTGTTAAGATACATAGTATATCTGCATTGTGTGAAGCCTCTTCTGGTGAGTTACAAGAATGACAAGGTTGCCATGTTACAATATTATAAGGGTCATAAGTTTTAATCTTAATTCCAGTAAGAGTTTTTAGATAACCTAAAGTATGTAATGCTTGAGAATTCTTCATTGAATTAGTATTAGGCTTATAAGTTAGCCCCCATATGGCAACTGTTAAATTCTGTCCATATAAATGGATTAAGTTATTAACCCAATCTTTTCTATATAATAAATCAAACTCTATATGTTCAGATAACTTTTCAATGGTATACATGTCTCTTTCTAAATGTCCACCAGATATTCCTAATCCTGGATTAATATAAGAACCTATTCTACTATCATTTTCTATAATAGATTTTACTTCTCTCCAATCTGATTTTACTTTTTCACAAACCTCTGCTAAAACGTTTGTAGTAGATACTTGTGCAGCTAAATATATATTTGTGGCTATCTTTGCCATTTCGGCAGATTCGTAAGATACTTTTCTAATCATTTGTGTTTCATATGTTTCGAAGTTACTTAGATACTCTTTGTATACAACTGGCAAAGGTTCATTTTTATCTTCACATCCTACTGTAACTTGTATTGGATTACAAGATAACTCCATAGCATTACCAACTACTAAGAACTCTGGTTGATAGAATATAGGATTATGGTATTGACCCAATAAACTACGAGTAAATCCTGGATATACTTGACTTGATATAACTATAACAGTTTCATGTGATATATGATTAGTAATTAAATCTAAGTATGAAAATATAAGGTCATAATTACTTTCATTTTGTTCATTTGTAGGTGTATCTATTGTAATAAATATTAACTTACATTCTTTAAGTATCTCAGGATGTATAGTCCAATCAATACTGTATTTTACTTCCTCGTATAGATTTTCTAAGTCTGGTTCATAAAACGGAAAACGCTTATTTTGTAAGTCATTTATTAAACTTTCATTAGAATCGTATCCCCAAACTGAGTGTCCTTTAAAAGCTGTCGTGATAGCAGATACTATACCTAAGTGATTAAGTCCGACAAATCCTATAGTTCCTATATCCATACTTAAACCTCGTTAAATATATTGTTAATCCAAATATCAGTCTCTATATTAGTTCCACCAGTCTTACATAGTTCTTTAAAGTGTTCATACTGTAGTGTTAAAGTTGGGTCTGGAGAATCTAAAAAGTAATACTGTTCCTCTGGTACTCCACTTGGGAATATCCTCTTTCTAGTAGTTAAATGACTCCATCCCCATTTTAGTAATCCATTAACATGAGCACTTCCTAGTTCTCCTGTAACATCTATAGTGAAAGTATTCTTCCAATAGCAATATGTTGACTCTATAGAAATATGTGGAAGTCCTTCTGAATGTAATATAACATGGTCAAATGCCTTGTTTTCTAACATACCTGCAACTATATAAGGAAAAGTTATATCCTTTCTATCAAATAGATAGTTTACAAGGTCAAATTGATGAGAGCTAATTTCTTCTAATACACCTCTGCTTCGATCTCTCCATGGAGAGTTTTTTACGTTTATAGCTGTTCCATTACCAAGGAATATCCTTACAAGGTATATCTCTCCTAGAATACCATTATCTATTAACTCTTTTAATTTTATTACAAGAGGCTCAAATCTATAACAATAAGCTGTTTGTAAAGCTACTTCGTTTTTAATCTGTAATTGACGTAATATCTCTAACTCTACTGCCGTACCTATTAATGGTTTTTCAACCATTACATGCTTTTTATTAGATAAAAGATATTTTATAATTTCTTGTTTTTCTTGGTTAGGGGTACAGACTATAGCAGCATCATAGTGGTCTAATGAAGCATCTTTTATACTATCTAAAGCTAGTGGGTATATTGGGTCTACTATTCCTACTAAATCATTATCTATTATATCTCTATGCTTTTTACCTTGATTACCTAGTCCAACTATAATTGTTCTCATTAATTACCTCCTACAATAAATGATTTACTTTTACCTTTCTTAATATTACTTAAGTCTTTATGTATTTCGTATAATATTATTAATGGAAAGAAAGTTAACATTATTATAAAAAGAAATGGCATTCTCATAAACTTTGTTCAATCCTTTCTAACTTTTTAATAACATCTTCTGGCTTAACTGGATTATTTCCTTCTGTCTCACAAGCTATAGCAGCAGCCATAGAACCTAATATAGATGCTATAACTTGAGCACTAGGACTTAATGTCAGAGCTAATGTACTATAAGCTAGTAACGCATCACCTGCTCCTATAGAATCCACTACATTGTCAGCAAATGTATCTAGACTAAAGAATGAACCAGATGCATCATTAGGGTATCTATAAGTCAAAGTTCCTTTACTACCAAGCTTTAGTATTAATGTTTTACATTGAGCTTGCTTAAATAATTCTAATGCTAAAGGTCTTATTACTGAATCTTGATCCGCCAATGCAAACCGTGCTTCTCTTTCATTAGGTGTAATTAAATCAAACCCTTTGAATTCTAGAATGTTACCCCATCTACTAGCTACTTGACTGTCAGCTACTCTTAAACCATGCTCTGGTAGACAATCTATTAATTTAGGGATAGTATCTCTATTGAATATGCCATGTCTAAAGTCACTAAATATATAAGCGTCTGGTTTTGTCCAACTTAAAGATTCACTAAACCTGTCTATGATTCTTTGAGATATAGGACGATTATCAACTTTGTCTACTTTAAGTAATCTATACCCATTAGTTATATATACTTGTTTTTGTGTGGTCACTCTATCTCTATCTATAGAGCATTGAAAACCTATTCCATTACCACATATCTCTCCTGTCACCCAAGAACCTAAATCATCATCACCTGTAACTGTAGAGAACTTAACATCTGCACCAGCAGCTTTGAGATGTTTAGCTACTATTGCTGCACCACCAATAAAGTTCTCTTCATGTTCATGTGCAACACTTATATTAGGATTCTTACTCATACCACTAGATATAAGATTGCAGTAAATATAAGTATCTACTATGGTATCACCAAGTACATGTACTCTTAAGTCTGTAAAATCTTTAATACAATACTTTAAGTCATCAAAACTTATACTATTAGACTCCATTAGTACATGTAGCTTTTCAACTGACAAGTTCGGTGGATTTTTATTAATAATATTAGATGAAGAGTATACTACATCACCAGGAGTATAAATCATCTCACCATTATATGATTCAATAGCTGCTCTTTCTATTTGATTTAATACATTATTATCATCTGAGTACTCATATCCTTTAGCAAAATAATCTGGTTGTAGAGTAATAATGTTTTCTTCAGGTGTAGGAGACTCATCTGTAATTACATAGTCTACCACTTCAAGTGCTGCTAAGTTCATTGCTCTAAGTTCTGATGGAACAAAAGGTCTATAGTCTGCTTTAGTAATAAATGCATCACCAGTTAAACTTACTATTAATATATCTGCTTTATTCTTAGCATACATTAAATGACGTATATGTCCAGGATGTACTAAGTCAAAAGTACCATGACACATTATTACTTTTCTAACTCTAGGTCGTCCACCTATTATTTCCTTTAATTCTTCTATTGTCTTAATCTTACGTTTGTAGTCATTAGTCATGCTCTTGACAACCTATATGTAGGCATTCTGGACAAGTGGGAATATCTTCTATAACGATATCAGTTGGAACCAATAAACCTCTTCCTTTTTCTCGAGCATTCCTTTGTTCTAATAGAAGAATACCCTCTCTGAATATGTTTAATAATATTACATCTTCTTCACATCCTTTTTGATTTTGTAGGTATTTAATTCTGTTTATTAAAGCTCTTAAAACTTCCTGTATGGTGGTTCCTGGATAAGAATTAAGATTTCCTGGATACTTTTCTGGTGGGTTATTACGTTTTACAAATACTAGAAAGTTTGATGGGTCATTTAAGTAACCATCTAACATATCTACCTTATACATATGTCCTGGGTCTATAACTTTCATATTAATCGCACTTATTCCAACCACAAGATTGACATTCTACACATCCCTGAGAATGAATAAGCTTTCCCCCGCAATTATAACAAGGAGTTGCATCTAACTTGAATCCCGGTATAAATTGTGCTTTCTCACCATTCCCAGTGTACCTGATAGTTTTTATTAGTTTATTTTCTATATGATCATGTAGTACTTTTGATATAGCGTCTGGTAATGACATTATATGAAAGCCATTATCCCATATAGGACAACAAGTTATATTTCTAAGTTGTTCTACTACTTCCATAGGGTCTACCTTAGAACGTAAGCAAAGAGATATAAGTTTTGTTATTGCTTCTGTATTGGCACTATCACATCCTCCTGCTGTTCCTCCATTGCAAAATACCTCTATAGGAGTTCCATTTAATTTATTAACGGTAACATATACTTTACCATGACCAGTAAGTATTTTATCTGTAACTCCCTCTACAGATTGAGGTCTTTCTATTGGGTGTATAACTGTTTCATTATTAGTAAAGAGATTATTAATCCTTGAATCTAAAGTAGCACCCTCGTCATGTCCCATTTTTCGAGCAGCTTGTTCTGATAGATTTAATACTTGTACGTCTTTGCTACCATCACGATATATAGTAGCACCTTTACATTTAGATTTCCAAGCTAGTATATATGCTTTAGATATATCTTCTACTGTTGCATCATTAGGCAGGTTAATAGTCTTGCTAATGCCATTACTAATATGTGTTTGCCAAGCTGCTTGATGTTCAATATGCCATTTAGGAGAAATCTCTAAGGCGGTCTTGAATAAATCTTGATCTTGAAGATCTTTTAATTCTATTCTAGGCATTTGATTTTGCATATATTCTATAACTGCTTGTGGAACTTCAATGATAGTAGATTGAGCTTCACCTTGGCTCCATAAAGCTTTACGTTCTGTATATAGACTATGATATGGTTCAATACCACTAGAGCACCCCGCTAGTATATTAAGTGTTCCAGTAGGAGCAACTGTAGTTACACAAGAATTTCTAGTTTTCAGACTGAAGTGTTTTCCTTGTTCAATTTCTAGTTTTGAAAGTGATGTGCCTCTACCAATTCTTGAGTTGGCCCACTCTGGAAACTCTCCTTTTTCTTCTGCTAAATCATGTGAAGCTACCCATGCTTCTTTAGTTAGAAATTCAGACACCTGTATGGCTAAGTCAATAGCTGCTGCTGATTCATAAGGTATTTCCAATTTAACTAACATATCATGCCATCCCATAACTCCAAGACCAATACGTCTAGTCTTTTGATTCATTTCCTGGAGTTGCGGTACATCTTCTGGAAAGGTATTTACATCAATTACATCATCTAAGAATCTAACTGCTAGATGAATTGTTTCTCTAAGTTCATTCCAAGCTATTCCATTATTGTTTATCTTCTCTTCATGTATAGGTAATACAAACTTTCCTAAGTTTATAGAACCTAAATTACATGAATTATAATTCTCTAGAGGTTGCTCCCCACATGGATTAGGAGATTGTATCAATCCAAGTTGAGGATTAGGCTCTGTCTCTCTAATTCTATCTATAAAGAATAACCCTGGGTCTCCAGTTTTCCAAGCTGACTCACATATCTCTTCCCATATTGCCGAAACATCTACTAAATACTTACTTCCTTCATTGTCTACTATAGAAGCTCCTTGAGTAAGACTTTCCATAAACCAATCAGGCATCTGTATAGAAATATTAAAGTTAGCTAACATATCAGATGGAAGTTTACACTCATCTTTGCAATGAATAAACTCTAAAATATCTGGATGGTCAATAGGAAGGATAGCCATATGGGCTCCTTCTCTAAATGCACCTTGGGTTATCCACTTAGATGATTCAGATAGAATCTTCATTACTGCTATAGGACCAAGAGCTTTGCCATGTGTAGTTCCTATTGGAGAACCTTTAGCACGTATGTCTCCAAAGTATGCACCAATACCTGCTCCATACTTTTCTGTTAATGCCCAATCTTTAACTGTCTGATAAATAGACTCCATAGTATCTTCTGGTGAGATTACATTACAACCTTGTAGGCCACCTTTCTTAGCTTTAGAACCAGCATTCTTTATAGTAGGAGAGTTAGGAAAGAACTTCTTTGGAACTATTAGTTCGTTATAAAATCTTTCAGTCCAAGTTCTTATATTCTCTGCTCTTTGCTCAGTTTGATTTAAAAAGCTTCCTGTCTTATTAAAATTATAAGATACTTCTGCACTAGCCACATATTCGCACATATCCCACATTCTTTCTTCAGCAGTCTCACCTTCAGAAAGAAATCTAAGTTCTAGAACTTTCCTAGCATTATCTGAAAAATCTATCTTAGTTAGTTCAGTTGTCATAATTCTCCATTATTTCTTTATAATCTTTAACTAAATGGTCTTTTGAGTCATAAAATACTACTATACCTGTAGGTTGCCATCCCCACATACTTTCACATTAAGGACATACTAAATATGCTTTCATGCAGTCTAAAGGTTTATTTCCTGTAATAAAAAATAAGAAGTCACATACACATTTATATTCCCAAATAAGATTTGAAGTTTCTATATTACCTATTTCTTTTGTTTTCATTTATCTATCTAAGAATAATCTAAATTTGTTTGCTATGTCCTTTCCTATACTTGGCACATCTGCTAATTCTTCCCTAGTCTTAATAAACGCAGATAATAGTATACCTCCAGATGCTTCCATTAATGATGTTGCTCTCTTTTGCCCAAACTGTAATCCTGGCATTTGAGCAAGCCAATGAATCTTATCATTCAATCTCATTTCTTCTTCGTCTAATGTGAACTCAAATGAAGTATCAACTGGTCTTGGTCTAATCTTTAGTGACTGATGTTCTTCTCTCTGAAACACTTCATTGTTCCATAACCTTAGTAGCTCTGCTGTAGCATTTAAAGAAGCAGACGGAACCCAAATAGCTCCATTAGCTATACATGCTATCATTATAGTATTCACAACTAGAGTATAAGGCCAGTTACGTCTTATACCTCCTGGCAAAGAAATCTTTCCTCTGTGGTCCATTCCCATCCAATCTTCAGATAGGAATATTTTAATGTCAGTGTTGCAATCTTTTAATTCTTCTGCTATATGTGATGCTACATCTAGCTTATTAGATACTATGTCATTAATCCTACCTCTAGCAATTCCAACTGTATAACCTTGCTTTGAATAAATCTTGTAGTCTGGATATATCATATCGTTCTTAACTATAGATATATCACTTAACTTAGTCTTTAATAGTGAAGGCTCACTGCCCGAGATATCCATTAAAGGATTCATTATATCAAATGTAACTCCTTCAAGTCATTTTCAGTATAGAGATATACTTCATCACAAACCATACATTTAGACATGCAAGGTTTGTCGCCAGCTAGTATTTGCATAGTAACTAAACTTTTGCAATTCTTACATCTAGCTTCTTCCATGCACCATTTTATTCTGGCATTGTCTTGTGTTAAATCACTAGATTTGCCTTGATGAAATACACTTGGAACTTCACTCATATTAATAAATCTCCTTGGATGAAATCTTAAAAACCAATTAAACATTTAATATTTTCATAGCTTCTATGATTTGTGGTCTATCCTCCTCTTTTATTGTTGAACATCCTCTATATAGGCAATGAGAACAATAAATATAACCTCTTAAAGTTCTATGCCAGCAATTCAAAGCTGCACATTTTCTTTCTAATATACTTCTTGCTTTAGAATCTGTCATAGGTTTATCCAAACATCTTTTTCTATGTTCTTCAATTTTCCAATAATCTGATATACTGTTACACAATACTATTTCTCTACATATAGTACATTTCCAATCACAAATTAAAGGACTATTATCTTCTAAGTATGATGTTATCCAGTGATATGCTTTAACTGGTTCCATTTCTACCTACTATATGTGGCAAGAATCCCTTATAATCCTGTACCCATTGTATCTTGTTAAAGTTAGGGTCATTAATACCAATCATTTCTAAGATCTCTGGGAATGTTATATTTGTACAATCATGCTCCATTCTAAATCTAGTCTTAGCTTCTGAGTTATACTGACTAAAGACTGTTTTAACGGTTTGGTTAACACCTCCACCTTCTTTTGTCATTATCCCATGCAATGAGAATTGTGTAGATAACAAGTGAGCAGTTTTACCATCTAATGCTAATGATGTTATTTGTTTTCTATCCTCCTTCTTTTTATCCATATCTAATGGATGGTCTTTAAATCCCATAATACAAGTTACTATTATATGTTTCTTTATAGCATGAATATGGTCATTAATTATTCTACATCTTTTATTTAACCTCTGATAGTCTTGTATCTCCATAGTTTCTGTATCTATTCTTGGTCTTTTTCTTTGAGCACTTAGTGATGCTCCTACTGGAAGAACAGTATCAATTTCTATATCTTGTAACCTATTATATGCATCTAAAGCAACTACATCATATTGTTCTGCTTCTCTGCTAGTTGCAGCAAATCTTAGAACATCTATTAATTCTTTCTCGCTAGGAGACTGTATTCTATCTACTTCTGCTCCCATAGCCACAATGGTATCGTCTCCATCCGGGTCATATTCGATAAGCAGGACATTGTTATAAGGTAATGTCCACTCATCATTTATAAATACTCTACGTGATGCTGTACCAATAATAGTTGTTTTACCTTGTCCACCAAGTGCTGATAAAAGTAGCCTAGCAAATTTTGGTCTTTCTCCAGTTGATTGAATTTTGTGCTTAGATTTTAATTCGTCTGATAGTGGTGTTATTACTCTACTAGGTTTGAAAATCTTTTTCTCGGTTGTCATTACTCTTCCCAGTCAAATACTTCTATGTCCTCATAATACAAATCGAGTAGCTGATGGAAGTCTTCTCCTTTTCTATATGCCATACTGACATCTAAATCTTCACATCGTGTACAGTCGAATTGAATCTCTCTTTGTTGCATTAAATGAGGAGCTTGACGCAATATATAATACTCTTGTGCAGAATCTATATAAGACTCTAATGCATAATCTATTTCATAATCAGTAAATCCAAACCACCTTCTAAAGATTGTATTGGGTGATGATATGTCTTTATTGATACCATTAACCATTACTCCTTTAAATCTATCACCATATTTCCACCTTCCCCAAATAGAATAATCTAGTAGTTGCTCATCAATAGCAAATTGATTCATGAAGTCATCGTATTTTTGCCTAGTAGTCTTATGGTCTACTAAATATATACCGTCTGGAGTATCAATTATTAAATCAATCTTTCCTGCTAGTACAGTAAATGTTTCTTTTGGTATATCTCTAGAGTCACATAGTATTCTGCCTTCTTGTGTTATGCACAAAAAGAAAGAATGTTCTGTCTGAATAACTTTAAATGTTTCTGCGTCTTTAGTCTGAGAGTAATATCTATCTAATATGGTTGCTCCTGATTTAGTCCATACCTCTATCTCATTATTGAGTACCATATCATCAGACTCGGTTATCATTCTAAGCTTGAATTGTTTTAATACACTTTCAAATGGTTCTGTTCTGTTAGTTGAGTAATATAAACGCAAAGCATCATGTATAGATTCTCCAAATATAAAGTCAACATTATTACGAGGTTTACGTTTACGCAACTCATAATGAACCCAGTGCTTGAACTTACATCTATTCCAAGCTTGTTTACGATGATGACTTTGAACTAAAATATCATCCATTTATTTTTTGATCTCTATAATAGTTTCATTAGGAAAATCTTTTACTGCATCTTCATAATTATTGTATATAGGCATTATTGCATTATCATTATATATATTTTCATATCTTATTATTGCAACCTCAGAAACATGAGGTGCAAAGTTATGTTTTAATACTTCTATACTACATGGGAATAACTTATTAACTAACCACACTTATGGGCCTCTATCTGGATAAGATACTACAGAAGTTAACATTTAAAATACTCTATCTGTACCAAGTTTAGGTAACATATCTTCAGGTTTCCAATTATGAATATATTCTCTTTGAACATAAGCTCCTGAATAGGTAATACCTATTCCTTTAATTTCTAAAAATGATATTTGTCCTACTCTCATATGAGGTTTCAATATATAGTGGTTATCAGAGTTATTCTTTATTTCTAATGTCCACCTATTAACATATCCTATATCTCCAAAACCAGCAGAAGGACATACATCTATAAAGAGTCTACCAAATGTACTACGAGCTTTAAGTAACATAGCATGTTTACGAGAACCAATAAATTCTTGAGTGTGAGTTAAGATACACATACCAGGCTCTAATACTAATGTATTTTCGCTACTAACGAAAATTGGATCTTGCCATACATAGTATACACTTTCTTCTAAGTCTAAATTGATTGGGGAGTTATAAACATTAGGTAGAGCGAACCAGTTACCTAATGTAATATCATATGAGTTAGGATTAAGTTGTCTAGGAAAAAATGGGAGTATTTCTATTTCACCTTTGCTAAGAGCTTTTTCTATTCCTTTTGATCCTAGCATAACTGAGAGCCTGCATGTAACGCCCGTACAGGCGATTTCCTGGATTTGCGGTCTAGGATACCTGGGAACATATTTAACCCCCTAAAACAACGTTAGAAACGTTTTATGACCTATCCCTAGCTAATCTAGGGGTGGTTCGTAATAGACTCCATCATTTTGAATTACTAGAGCATATATATCAGAGCGCATACCATTTGAATCATGCATTATTCTATCATGTGTCCTATTCCATGCTGCTGATCTTACTTCTATGCATTTAGTTGTTCAGGAGTAATAATATCTTTAAGTGTATTTTGTATAGATTCTGTAGTAGTCTGATTAATCTTCATAACATCATCACACTTTGCTGAAATCTCTCTTTCATTCTATCAGCATACTGCTGATTTTCATCTGGAGGTAATTCATATCCTACTGCTCTAACACCTAATTTCTTTGCTGCCATAAGGGTACTTCCACTACCAGAGTATGGGTCTAGTATAATTGGTTTGTCTTTACCCTCGCACAACACTTGTAATATATCTTGTAGTAAGGCTTCTGGCTTTTGTATAGGATGCCATCGTTCTTTATTTGAACCACGTTGATACCTAAAAGCATTAGAACGCCGCTTGCTATGCATTCTATAACGTCCCTTGGTAGCATATATTATCCATTCGAAGACTTCATAGAGTGCTCCATCAAGATCTCCTGTGCCGCCTGCGCTGTCGCTCTTGTCCCAGTGCCATACTTGTTTAAGATTAAACTTAGCTTCCTCAACATATCCTTGCCAATCACCATACACATCCCATCTAGTAAAAAGAACTAAAGCTCCTGGATCTTTAAGAACCCGATATGCCTCTGTTAAGAATTCAGGAACCCAAGAAAGATTATCATCATCTGCCATATTTGAAAAGAGAGGAGTAGCAACACGGGTATGGCTTTGATACTTGACACCATATGGTGGGTCACATAAGATAACATCAATAGTTTTACTTTCTATCTCTGGCATAGAATGGTCTGTTCTAGTATATAGAGTTATTAAATCATCTTTAAAGTGTTGTTTGTTCATTTCTTCTCATAGTAGTCTGACCTTTCTTTGTCTTGTAAAATCTCTATTACTGCTGATAATTCTTCATCAAAGTATATCCTACGAAAGAAACCAATTAGTATTACATGTGGATATGATGGTAAGTCCTCTAGTCTTCTTCCTTCAATAATGTTCTTGATATGGATTCTTATTACTTCTACGTCTGCTAAAACAGAATTTTCCATTTAAGCTCCGGGCCACAAGCCTCGCCTACATAGTCTAGCTATTACTCCATATACAGAGGTATCACCCCAACTATCTTCTATTGATTCGTTTGCGGGTGTTCTTTTCTCTCCCCATATTAAGTTCTTTACTCTGGCTATCTTATCACTAACTCTTACTAGAACACCTTGCTCTCCAAAACCTGCTATGTTACCTGGGCCATAATCATGTTGTTTCTTATCAAAGGTTTTGATATCCTCTAACACTATATAAATATACTCTTTAGATAATTGACCTTCAGTCAACTTTAATACTTCATATAGTTGTTCAACTACTGTATTCTTAGTATTCATACCATATACACCATTTACAATATTCGTCCTTGCTTTTTATTTCTTGAATAATTATTTCTCTTTCAGATACACCAACATAATTGGAACTCATATTTTCTAGCATATCTATTATATCTGAGTAAGTTGTTACAAATATATCCCATCCTGGCTCTATTTTTATTTCAGTGTATCTTTGTTTATCAAAGAGTTGTTGTAAATCTATACCAACTGAATTTCCACCAATGTATCTATGATAGTGAGGTAAATCTCCTCTTGTTGCATGTATATAGTATGAACTACTCATTTAATGTGTCCAACCAATTTATCACTGATGATTGAGTGGGCACAACTGTTACTTGTTCTAAATAGTCATATATACATTTAGGCCCAGAGTACGAGACTACACATAAGTTATACCCTTTTGCTATAGCATAACCAAACTCTATATCCTTTCCACCATTTCCTAAATCATTGTCCTTTAATATTACAAAAGTATTTGCTCTATCTAGGTCATATATATCATCTAATGCTGCTTGTTTATAGTCTTTTAATGGTGGAACATTATGCCATCGAGATACTACCTCTATTCCATGAGATTCTATAAACTTTGAGTGACCTTTAGCTAAATCTTTTAGAGGATAAGGTGCTGCTATAAATACTTTCAATTCATCCATTATCTGTGTCCCTCACTTGAACTAAACATATGGTCTGGTCTACACTCATTACAGATAATAACTTCACAATGCTTGCATTCTGATACTTCTCTTGTTATTCCACAATGAAAGCATTCTCCTACTCCACATGTTTGTGTAAAGTCATCAGTTTCTGGTAGCGTTTCAGCTATCTCCTTCATATCTAAACCTTCACATTTTCTGTTTTGAACCAAAGATATCCATCTACTAATTCTGGCGTGTAGTCCTTAAAAAGGAAAGGCCAGCGTAGTTGAGCTATCTGACCTATCTTATCAAATACAAATCTAATTTCTTCTTCTGACTCAGGATGTGTACGCTGTTCTAATACTGTACGTAAACTTCTTATATTACATGAATATCCTATCTTAGTAGCCATACCTATTGGTAAGAATCTACGAGCAGCAGATGTATATTTCTTTTTAAGAGACATAGATAAGGTATTAAAGTGTTCTATATAATCTTCGTTAGTTTTTCCTAACCATTCTTTACCAGATTGAAATAGTTCTTCTTTTGAAGCAAGTATTAATGCTTCTTTATACGTTGATTCACTAAACATAAAGTGTCTTTCAAAAAGTTCCTCATATTCCCTGAACATTTCACCTTGAAAACATTTAGGAATCCAATAACCTAAATCATTAGCTCTAACAAATCTAAGAGACTCCTGGCTCTTTGCTGTACCTGCTCAATGCCTAACTACTTCATGTGTAAAGACACGGGATGCATCTAGTATTTGAAAGTTAAGAAAGGCATGTTCTAATACAGAGCCATGTTTTACTTTGATAATGTTATCAATGTAGTCTTCATTAGTTTTACGTACTCTATTAATGTTATCATTCATTTCAGTTCCAAAGCTTAAATAACATCCTCTACCTTCTATCTCTATAAGTTCTGATACATCATCTGTAGCATCAGACTCCCATTCTGGAACTCCTAGCGATTCTAGATAAGCCTTTAGCTCATCACGATTAATCTTAGTTTCACCAATGCAAAAGACTTTAGGTTTGGTTTGGTGTGGCATCAAAACCCCTTACTTGATTTGTAATATCCTTATCCCATCCACACTGAATACATTTTAAGTAATACATTCTACCAATATCATTATTTATAGATTCCTCTATGAATAAATCACCAGTCTTGCAATGTGGACACTCTTTTAAAAATACTTGTAGTTCCATGACCATGACTAACCCTTGCGTTTAAGAATCACATCCTTAATTTCACCTGGTTGAGTAGCACGTTCTATTATTTCCTTGACCTCACCTCCATATTTTAAATATCCTTTTCCTATTCTCATATCATATTTCTCTTCCACTATTATGGTTTCTTCATGTTCTGGAGAGTAAAATGCTTCGATATCAGATTTATCTAATAACTCTAATATTGGTCTGAGAGTATTATAGTCCCAAGATGTATTATCCTTTTTAGCTGTGCATTCTATTTCAGGATGTGGAAAAGTAGTAGCCTTGTCATCTCTCATACGCCTTAATAGTTGAAATTTTAAAAACTTTAATTCTTCATAAAATGCGTTTGCTTTATCTTGTAAAGATATTCCTTCCTCTATCATATCTTTATTTTTTAAGGAAGCTATTTCTGCCTTACGTTCATCGCTAATCATTTATTCCTCTTTTATATCGTGCATAGCACACAAAGCTAGTTCTCTAGCCATTGCTATTACTTGTATTGCTTCTTTGTATATCTTGTTAGGGTCATGTTCATGAGCTTTAACTTCATCCCATAGTTCATCTACTTCCTCTAGTAAAACTACATATCCTTCGTGATAGCTATGAAAACCTCCATTAAGTATTATAGCTCTTTCCATTTCTAATGACACATCTTTATCTACTTCTTCTTTATACTTATTAATATGATTTATTCTGGCGTAATTATTTTCGTTAATTCTTAGAATTTTCTCCTATATTTAATATGTGGGCCTAAGTATTAATCGAGACTTATGATTAAGGTGGACACTCTTGACACCACCCACATTATTACCTGAGGAGTTGAGTCCTCTATAATAGCCACCTCCTTTAATTAAACTTTTGCGTACTTACCGTCGACTTCGGTCATAAAGCCTTGAGCAATGAGATCATCTTGGAGTGTTCCTGATTGGAAGGCGTTAACCATCTCTTCTGGTATTCCCTCTTCAGCACGCAATGCTGTTAGTGCTGTCCTCATAGTTTTTCCATCGACTGTTTGCAATAAAAGGTCATATTGAGATTGTGCTTCTTCACTTGTTTCAGGCTCAGATTCAGTAGCACCATTACTAGAAGTTGGAGGATTGAGATTAACTGATACTGCTCCACCATTCATTGCCTCTTCATAAGTTTGACCTTCTACATACAAGGCTTCTGACCTCCACCAAGACTTTTCATACTGAGTTCCTGCACTTTCTACCATTTCTCTAATCCAATGCTTAACACCAAGAAAGTCCTCTGGATTCTTCCCTTTCAACCCTACCTTAGCAAAACTATCAACTTGCTTCTTTAGTGTGGACCTTCTCATTTGACCTTCTGCTGGAAAGTTATGAGTAGATTGATACAGATATTTTTGTCCAGAAGCTCCTGTAGTGTCTATATCAAGTCTATCCCATTGTAGCTGCCAAGCTCTACGAATTCCAGTACTTCCATCATCCCTATTAGTAAAAGTAATATCCTTATACTCGCTACCAACACATTCTGCTGGCATAAGAGACTCTAGTTCAGCCTGAGCGTTAAGTTCACCAATATCTAAACTAAGATTGTCCATTACCATGTTATGCACTCTCCATTTGTTTTATTTGTTTCAATAAATCTAATCGTTGTCCTAAACTTTCAATTGATTCAGGCTCTGGTAATGCTATATGTTCATCCTTTGGGTCAACCCATTGCCTCTCACTAGATGACTTATCTTCTCTTGAATATCCATTTTGGTCGCTATGCCATACTGTTGCTCCTTGTTCAATAGTTACTTGTTCCATATAATCTAACTCGGTATCTCTGAAAGATGTTACACCTGAAAACATAGCTAATACTGTGCTTTTTTCTCCTTTTTCATAAATTCTTAAAGTACCTGTATTTTTACCACTGTTTCCGTACTTATCTCCTGGACTCCAAGGACTAAATGTTATTTTAGAATCCTTTGAAACTTTAATCTTGAAGGTTTTTTCACCAAATACTGTTAATTCTCTAAGTTCTTCTTCGGACATTATTCCTCTACTTAATTCTAGTTACTTCAGCTAGTCCAGATTCGATATGTCTAATTTTCCACTCACCTTCTCCTTTCCTTTTTAACTGAAATGCATAATGTGAAAGAGTACATCTTTGTCCCCAACCTTCACAATAAAACTTCTTGTGGTCTAGATTGACAGTAGTTCCTACCTGTATTTCTCTCAATGTATCCCTGAAATAAAATGCCTTGGTTGATTCTCTAGCTGGTTTGCTTGCACCTCGTTCTTCTTTATTTACCTGGTATGTATCAATACTTCCTCCTATTATTTTTTGGCCTAGAGTCGAACTCGCTAAATGGAATTAATTTGGATTCATCCATAATCCATAAAGCATCTAGGAAATATGTCATGTTATCAAATACTGTCCTCCATCTATTAATTAAGTTCATCAAAGATGAGTCCAAAATATAAGTGATACCTTCATCATCCTCTGCTCTCATTGCTCTACCATATGCTTGAATCATAGTTACTATAGCATTAGTAGCATACCATTGAGGGTCTACATCCATACGAGCTTTTACTTGAGGATTACCTAGTGACTCATAAGGAATCTTAGCAATAACTTGAAATCTACATAAATCATAAGGCAAATCCACACCTTCGGTAAAGGAGGGAGAAACCAACACACTATTGTCTTTATCATTTTTGAACTTCTCTAACACATCAGACCGTTCATTAGAATCTTTGTGTGTTCTAAATCGTTTTGTATTCTTAGAATTATTCATTAAATGAGTAGCAATCTTATAGTTAACAGTATGTATCATTCCTTTTTGGTCTGGAAATTTGTTAAGGATAGCATCAATAGCATTAGTAAGTTTCTTTAGCTCCATACCTGGGTCTGCTGCTGAACGAGCTAAATTAGCAACAGGTATCCATATAGCTGGCCTTTGGGTTGGAGAGAAACTAGATGGGACATTGAGATACTCATAATCTGTTATGTTAAATGACTCAATAATAGAACGTGGTAGTGTTGCTGACATTAAGACAATCTTTTTAGCATGTCTGAAAATATACTTTTCCATGTACTCGCCTACCAAAGTAGGCTTGATAACAATATTGTTCTCTTCTGTCTCAATAATCCATGTATCATTTACTAGATTAATATACTTAGTAATATTTCTATGAGCTGTCTGTAATCTAATACCTCTAAGGGCTAATATTTCATTTGTGTTATTTTCCTCTAGTTCCTCTAATACTTCTTGTAGTTCTCGTTTTATTAATGGTTCAGCACTCTCTGCCCATGCTGACAGTGTATCAAGTGAAATCTTATCAGGTAGAGGTATACCCTCTTCGAAATAACGTGCCTTATTTAATCTAACTTCGATGAAGTTCATCATTGCCCCTTCAAGTTTCTGAGCTTCATCTATAAATAAAACATCTACATCCGAAAATTGTCCTGAGAAATTTACCTCATAAAGAAAATAATGTATGTTCATTGATGATAGTTTTGCGTCTACTCCGTCTCTCTTTTGATCGTAGTAGTCACATCCACCACCCTTGTACATACATTTAATTCCCGCTACACAAGGGGCCACGTCTGCTGTTTTTTCAGGTATTATAGTACAGGCAAAATTTCCACGTCCTTTAACTGTCTTTAGTCCTACTGGAAAGAAATCTCTAACATATTGATCTCCAAGTTGCTTGGTCTGTGTAACTGCTATTCCTCTGCCATCTCCCATTATCATATCACCAATGGCTGTAGCAGATTTACCATAACCTGGAGGAGCTTGCAGTCCTATTATTTGTTTATCACTGTTTACTACTTGTTGTATTACTGTTAATTGATTAGGACGCCACTCTGGATATAACCCAGGAACAATTACTCTTAATTTATCCTCAATTTCTTCTAGTGTATATTTCTTTCTGATCTTTGATGTTTCATCATATACTATTTCTGTATCTGATTTAATGTCAAAATTGTCTACTTGTTCTGTTGTCATTGTACTCCCTGAAAACTGTAGGAAAACTGTCTATCCATTGTACCATATAACTCCTACAGTGTCAATGAATTTATAGTTATATCACATATTTAGAAGCTTCCGCATCGTCATAGAACATTTTAACAGTTTCCAAAGAATATTCCGTTAAGTCTTTCCCTATTAAATACATGTTACTAAGTATAGTATTGGTAACTGTAATGATGTGACAACCAACCTCATCTGCCTGATATATATTTAAAAGTTCTCTAGGACTAGCCCATATTAGTTCTGCATTAGAGTTATTAGTCTCTAGTATTTCTACACATCTCTTCATTATAGGCATAGGGTCTATACCAGTATTAGCTATACGTCCTGCAAAGACTGAAATGTAACAAGGTACATCTACATTAGTAAATCCTATAATATCTTTAACTTGGTCTGTAGTCATTATAGCAGTTACGTTAACCTTGATACCTTCTGCACTTAATCTATGGACTACATACTCTGTAGAATCTCCAAATGTATCAGTAATTGGTATTTTTACATATACATTATCTCCTAACTGAGCAAGTATTCGAGCTTGTCTTTCCATTTCAGTCCAATCATTTGCAAATACTTCAAGACTGATTGGTTTATCCTTGATGAGACGAGTTAATATGCGAGCAAAGTCCATATAGTTTGGGACACCTGCCGCTCTCATTAAAGAGGGATTAGTAGTAAAGCCTTTTATAATGTCATCTTGGTCTAGTGTTATAAAGTCTTCTAGTACAGCACCATCTGCAAATATCTTAATGTTCATAATGTCTCTCCATACAAAAATCTTTTCCACAAAATGGACAAGGCGATTGTTTTTCTATACTCTCCCATTTACCTTTATTAACCATTAACTTAGGATGAAATACTATAGCATGTAAAAGTATGATTTGGAATGACTCTGTATATGCTGTTACTAAATCCTCATTAAATGTTGGAATTACTATTACTCTATCACCTTGACGTTTTGTCTCACCTCCATCACGTCCTACAATTCCAAGTATCAAAGGGTGTTTATCAGTATTAAAAGCATTACATATAGGAACACTTACTTTATTAAGTAAATCACCACCTCCTACAGAGAAAACAAATATTCCATCCTTCCAATTTATCTTACTAACACGTAACCACTCTTCAAAGATAGTATCCCATCCTTCATCGTTAGTACGAGCAGTCAACTCTGCTACATTGTCTGTAGGAGCATAAGCTTCTATATTACATATCTTTCTAAAGTCATTAACAGCATGTGACGCATTAGCTGCTCCACCTCCTACTCCTATACAAAATAATCTTCCTTCTCTGTTTCGAAGGTTAACCAAGCTATCTACCATCATTTCTAATTCATTATGAGAAATAGATAAAGCAAGATTAGAAATATCTGTTAAGTATTGATGTATAAAATCATATTTTGGGTCACGTTCAGTCATTAGAATAGCTCCATTTGTTTTGTAGGTTGTACTACTTTTAGTTTAGGTAGTTCCATTATCCTTGGTATTAACTTAAAGTCCTCTCTTATTGGTTCTTCAAATCTAATATTACGAAGAGCAGCAGCAGGATGCATGATAGGAAGAATGTACCTCCCGTTTAACTCTTTCACTTGACCTCTAACGTCTGTCATATTACTAAACTTTAAGAATTTAGATGTTGAGTATCTACCTAGAGTGACGATTAACTTAGGGTCAACTAACTCTATTTGTCTATCTAAATATTTACTGCATTCTAATATCTCATCCACTTGAGGATCTCTATCACCTGGCGCTCTACATTTAATCATATTTGCTAGAAATACTTCTGCTCTGGTCAGTCCTATTGAAGATAGCAATCTCATTAAGAATCTTCCAGATGGGCCACTAAAAGGTTCTCCTTCTCTATCTTCGTTATAACCTGGTCCCTCTCCTATAAACATTATATCTGCTGGTACAGGGCCAGAGCCTGGAACAGTATTATTTCTAACCTTATAGAGTTTGCAATCCGTACAATTCTTAATAAGTAAGTTAAGATCTATTAATTTCTGTCTCTCTTGTCCTTCCATTAATACCCCAGAGAATTTGCATGTCAGTCGATTTACGGCCTAATTTTGGGTTAGGTGACGGTTGATACCTGAAACCAGGTTTGACCCCCTAGAATCGCCCTAGAAAACGTTTTTTGGCACCTACTAGGTTAGTTTGCCAGTTCGGTAGGCAATCCCTACAGCGTGGGCACGATTGTTTGCTCCTAATTTTTCGAATATGTCAGACATGAGACGTTTAACAGTTGAGTTATGACAAAACAATATTCTGCTTAAATCTTTTCCTTCATATCCTTCAGAAACAAGAGTTAGTAACTTGATATGTTCTTTAGTTAACTCAGAACTACGTATTGATGGCATATCACACAAACTTCATCCAACCAATTCCATACATAACCCACAGTGCTACTCCACTTCCAGAAAAGAGATGTAGTATAATATCATAAAGCATAAGCTCTACCTTCTCCAGCATCTATAGGAACCATACATCCACTCATCATTGATGCATCCTCGGAACATAGTAAGGATAACATAGGGAGGAGTTCGTCGGTTTGCCCCATACTATTCCTTGGAAGCCTTTCGATGATGAAATCATTATATACTTCTGGATTTGATTCTGCAAGTCTAGCCATTGAATTTCCTGGGGAGATAAAACCACCTGGAAGAATTCCGGTACAGATGACATTGTGATGTGCTAACTCTCTTCCTAAACTTCTAACATAA